TTGTGTTAGGGCAAGATTGGATAGATAAAAAATGTCATACAAACCTTTACCAGATGTGGTCACAATAAAAGACTCAGGCATTCATGGTCTGGGTTTGTTTGCTAAAACTGATATTCCAAAGGGTGTGTCTTTGGGGATGATTCATTTTCAGTTCAATGGTGAATTGATGCGAACTCCCTTGGGTGCTTTTGGAAATCATTCTGATGACCCTACTTGTGAAAAGTTTTGGGATTCATTAGAAAACGGTGCAGGTTGGTATCTTCGCACGAAACGTGATGTTGTTGCGGGTGAAGAATTAACTTGGACTTATACAATGTATAAAGTAGCCTAAGCCAACTGAGGTAAGTGGGTGGTAGAATGGTTTCAAGACGCTATAGTGGAGTCACACTCCTGACGCGTGGGTAGTTCCCGATGAAAGATCCTTGGAGGTAAGTTGGTTATGTGGCCCCTATTCGGCAGTGTTCAGTAACGGAATAGGGGCCATGGTTCTTATTTTTCACCTAATAGATAGAGAGTCAAATGGCAAGAAAAAAGATTACAATACAACGTGAGAAAGTGAAACCCCTGAAGAAGAAAAGAAAACTTTCAGAGGAACACAAAGAGAAGTTACGTGCTCGTCTGGCAGAGATGAGGGCCAAACGTAAACCTGCTGAGTATAAGAATATCCATCCGACTGTTCTGGCTCTGCCTGAAGAGGATGAATACTCAATGAAGAATGTCAAGGAGTGGATTAAAGAATCAAGAGAAAAAGTTTCTGCATACAATAAGTCTGCAAGGTCTTCAAAGAATTCTCCAAGTGACAGACAGATTGCAATGAACAATGCTGAGAATACAAAGGCATACATTCGTATCTGTGAACACTACCTCAAGAGTGGTGATTGGATTGGTATGTATTCTGGCAAAAATGAAGAACATAAAGTGATACCAAAATGTACCACTATGGCATACTATCCAGATGGTACACCGAAAAGAACTGTTGGTGTTTTCTATGAAGACATTATGGCAGTCTGGTCAAGAGACATGGATGAAGAAGATTTTGCTCACATGAGAGAGGGAGTCAAATCAAATCCACTGGCTGCTCTGACAGACAAACAGTTTACCGCCTCCACTTGACAATATAAATATTCCATGATACAATAATAGTATCGCTCAGGGTAATCGGGGTGCACACCTCTCCGTCTAGTTGTCCTTCAGCTGGATTACTTTCCGTGCATACTCATACCCCGAAAAATGATGTGGCCCAGCCGAAGTTGTCTGGGCGATACCTTAACATGGAGACATAATGACAGACCTTAAAATAGACTTTTCCGAAGAAGAACAATCCCAAGAAGTTTTGAATCCAGATACACCCAAGGCCATGGGTGGTACAGAACTAATACAAAAATGGCTATTCAGTAGACTTGACCCTGAGTTAAAAGATTTCTACCAATGGATTGCTTCTCGAAAAAGAACCTTAGAAGATAAACCTAGATTGTTTTGGGTACATGATTTGGCTCAAGACCCAGAGGTTGAATTTCTCAAAGACCACAAGAACATGCTTGACTTTGAGAAAATTATTTTTGTTTCACACTGGCAACAATATCAGTATGGTGTGTATCTTGGTGTACCTTATGACCATGGCGTTGTGATTCAACATGCTATCGAACCTATCCCAACCCATGAGAAACCAAAAGATAAAGTTAATTGTGTATATTTCAGCACACCACATAGAGGACTAGAACTTCTGCTTGAGGCCTGGACTCTGATGAAGGATAAGTATGCATCTGAGGCTGTAGATGCAGCCGAGTTGAATATCTTTTCTAGTTTCAAGATTTATGATAGACCGCACATGGACGAACAGTTCAGGCATGTGTATCAAAAAGCCAAAGACATGCCACAAGTGAACTACTCTGGTTCTGTTTCAAACGATGAGATTAGGAGTAACTTAGAAAATATGCACATACTGGCATATCCATCAACTTATATGGAGACTGCCTGTATTACTGCATTGGAGGCCATGAGTGCAAAGTGTTTGTGTGTTTTACCAAACCTTGGTGCTCTAGCTGAAACTTGTGCAAACTTTGCCTGGATGTATAACTATGAACCGAATCCAGACAGACACGTGCAAGTTCATGCCCATATCCTGTCTAAAGCAATAGACAACTATTGGGCAGATGAAACTCAAAGTCTTCTGAATGTCCAGAAGAATTACTTTGATATTTTTTATAATTGGGACTTGCGAATTAATCAATGGAACTCGTTCTTGAAAGGTATGAGAATGGGTATTGAAGAGAGAAATAATGATTCTACTTGATTTCTCCCAGACCATGATTGGTACTTTCATGGCTATGGGAAAGGGTAGTGTGGTTGTAGAAGAAGACCTTTTACGCCACACAGTATTAAACACAATCAGACAGTACAAACATACACACCGCCATATCTACGATACTGGTGGTCTTGTTATATGTTGTGATTCGTACAAGAATTGGAGAAAGGAATCTTTTCCAGAGTACAAAGCGAATCGAAAGAAAAGAAGAGCAGAGGATGATACAGATTGGCAATCTCTGTTCGATTTTCTACACCAGATGATTGAAGACCTTCGCAACTACTTTCCTTACAGAGTAATGAAGGTGGATGGTGCCGAGGCTGATGATATTATTGCTGTATTGAATGATTATGTGGCAACAAATCCAACTCTTATCATCTCAAGTGATAAAGATTTCATACAGTTGCAGAAGTTTCAAGGTCTGGAACAATGGTCGCCTTTGACTAAGGACTTTGTAAGAGGTAATCCAGAAGAATCACTTTGGGAAAAATGTATCAAGGGTGATGTTGGAGATGGTGTGCCAAACATACTATCATCCGATGATACTCTGATTACAGAGGGTAAACGGCAGAGGCCAATATCCAAAAAGAAGATGGAGTTGTGGAAAACGGATAGGTCTACATGGACCGATGAGATGCACAGAAACTTCAATCGTAATGAAACGATGGTGGATTTGTCAAAAACTCCAGAATCAATTCGTATAAATATAATCAACCAGTACAAAGAGCAGACCCCGCAACATGGTAGGCTCATGGAGTACTTTGTTGAGAAACGATTGAAAAATTTAATGGAACATATTGAAGAGTTTGAATAATGGCTATAGGTTTCCCAATAATCTTTTCAGAGATAGACAAGGCTAAAAGTCAAAAAGAGAAGAAAGAATTACTATTAAAGTATAAGTCAGCTCCATTGATGGAGATACTTAAATATACTTTTCATCCCGAAATCAAATTCCTGCTTCCGCCAGGTGACCCACCATACAAAACAGTAGTTGACGATTCAGAGAATCCAACCTACTTGTATGGTCTTCTGAGGAAGTTGTATTTGTTTGTTGAGGGTGGAAATCCAAATCTCAAACCAGCAAGGAGAGAGTATTTGTTTATTGAGTTATTAGAGAGTGTTCATGACCAAGAAGCACAACTTCTTCTGCAGATTAAAGACAAGAAGATAAAGTGTAGAGGTCTGACATATAAATTAGTAAAAGAAACTTTTCCAGAATTGATTCCGTGAAGAACATTAAATCTTTAGAAGACAGGATTATCAATATAGTAAGAACTTCTGATGGAGTTAGGAGTTCGGAGGAAGCTGAACTTCGGCATTTGGATATGAATGGTACAGAGCCCAGAATGATTAAGGTGGTTCTTGCCAAACAATTTGGAGTTCAACTTGATTTAATATGGGATGATTCAATCCAGGCATTCACTACTGAGATTGGTGGAATGACTTGGACTTCAGATTTTGATTACAAGGATTACGTGGCCACGCCATGGGAATCCGGCAAATATTATGTAAGAAGCTCACGCCGAAAATAAAACTTCCTTAGTGTAAACCCGATAAAAAGAGGAATATGAAGCAATTCATCCTAATGTTGGGCCTCGTTTTATTGACTGCAACTAGTGTGAATACAGCCCAAACAAACGAGATATGGGTGCCACCAATTATAGATAATTGGGTTCCAGGCATCTACAAAGAAGAAGTGGCAAGTGGAACTGCCGAGATGGTTAATCTAAATGACCATCTTAAAAACCTAGAACCAATGATAGACCCAAAGGAAAAAGAATGTCTGGCAAAAAACATCTATTTCGAGGCAGCAATAGAATCAACTGCGGGAAAGATGGCTGTGGCACAGGTGACCATGAACAGAGTCAGGTCGCCACATTATCCAGATTCAATCTGTAAAGTGGTCTATCAAGGTAAACATCACTCAAATGGTTTTCCAGTAAGAGACAGATGCCAATTCAGTTGGTACTGTGATGGAAAAGGTGATGAACCAAGACCCACCAAAGCATGGAGAGATTCACAAGATATAGCTGAATATGTCATTCGTACACCAAGTCTGATAGATATTACAGATGGTGCTACTCATTATCATGCAGATTGGATGAAGAAATTTCCAAAGTGGGCATATCAGAAAAAGAAATTAGTGAAGATTGACACACATATATTCTATAAAAAGAGAGGAAGTTTCAATTTTTAACTTGACAATCTGACAGTCCCATGTTATTATATTCTTGTAATGATGATTGAGTAACCCTAATGAGAATTGATATGAGAGCGACAAGAGAAGAGTTGGTCAATGAGTGTGCAGAACTGAGGGTTGAAAACTCAGAACTGCGAGAAGAAATTGCAAGACTGCGAGAAGGTCTGCGAAGAGAATATGAAGAGGGATACCGATTTGCAAAAGATGAGGACAGACTCGTTGCTGAGGCTGTAGAGTCATTCGTATGAGTTATCTTGATGATGTTGGAGTTCGTAAAGAATTCTTTCTACGACTTGAACAGAAATTCGACAAAGTGGGACAGGATGGTGCACCATATTCAGTGCATAAACTTGTGAACAGGAATGGTGTCAAGGCTATGTTCTATCGTTACAGTACTAAAGAAGATATTACAGTTCAAGAGAAAGACTGTATCTTGGTGAAGGCAACTGTAAAAGAGCATCGTGTGTATAAAGAAGAACCTGAAACATATCTCAATCGTGTAGTATTACTAAAAAATGTAGGGTCAAAGTGAATATATTTGTATTAGATGATTCTCCCAGAGAATCTGCAGTAGCACACTGCGATAAGCATGTGTGTAAA